GTGGTGGTCAGGCCGGTAGATAGCGTGTTTGTTGCAACCTCAAGTGACCGCCAGATGTTTGACGCAGTTGTTCCTGCACCCAGCATAAACAAACGGCCAGCAATGATTTCGTATCTTGCGCCAGTAGCCGGGGTAAAGGTGAAAGCCGAAAGCACTTGGATTGTTGGCGTAGTGCTGGCGCTGTTGCCGGTGATGTAGCGTTCTTCAGTCTTTCCAGCGGTCGTATCAGTAATCCGCAGCTTGAAGCCGTACTCACCAGAGCCGCCCCTGTTTGCCAACATATTGAGGCCAACCGCTGTTGGCAGGGCTGTAGACAGCGTGACCGAGCTTGTCGTCGCACCGGCAGCAATGGTGCCAACCAGACCCAGCGACGGGGCAAAAGTTATTGCCGAACCAGCGCCAAAGGTGCCAGCCAATGCCGGGCTCTGAATAAAGTTCCAGGCTTTTGTAACGATGTTGTATCTGTTCAGCACCGTGGCACTGACCAAGTTGTAGACAAACGGATTGCGTGATACCCCAGAGCGCAAGTCAGATACAACCGAGGTAGCCGCAGCGCTGGCATTAGGTGCGGGGGCGACTTGCGCCCACATCAGTCGGTCAATGACTTTTTTAAACGTATTTGCCATTATGTAATCCTTGCTCTAACTGCCGCCTGCCATGCAGCCATGTTGCCGCCGTTGACCAATATCTGAGCTTGAACGCCGCCGATTAGCGTCTGGTTAGCTACGTTGCTGACCGTGCCAACCGTAGTGACTGTTCCTGACTCAATGATAGCCGTCTGCCTTGCCCGTTGTAACGATTTGTCGTAACCCATCGGTGCGTTCAAATAGTTCAGCATCCGAGTCAACAGCAGAATCATGTCTTGTGTTGATTCTTCCGTCGCATTGGAAGTGGTAACAGCACCAACTGGAACGTACAATGCCCAACCAGGAATGGAATACGCATTCGGTACGCCAGTTCCCGTATCGCGGTAAACAAACAATTGACCAGTGCTATCTTGGAACACTGTATCTGACAAAGCGCTTCCGCCACCACCACCACCTGTTGTAGGTAATGGATTCAGGTCGGTGATGGGTTCACCATCCGCGCTGTTTAGCTTTACCGACTCAGCAATTGCGCCACTGATTTGCATAATTTACGCCAGAAAGCGGAGTTTATAGAGGGTAGTTAGGTACAGTTCAACGATATTATCTATCAATTGCTGCAACGTAGAGTCAGACTTGTCGCACACATCGTATCGACCCTTTTCAATCTCTGCAAGTTGGTCTTGCAGGAACTCAATAATGTTGGTCGTCTTCTTGGCGGCAGGTATTGCAATGGGGCCAATTAGGCCATTTCGGCCTTGGTAGGCTTCCGCAAACGCATCCGCCACATCAATCACGCTGTCGTAAAACGTGTTCAACGCCATGTGCTTAGAGTAGCTGCGGGTGTTCAAATGCACCGAATGAGCCACATTCCGGCCCAAAAACAGTATGCCCATCAGTTGCGCGGCAGTCATTGCATGGCTCCTTCAACGTCCATCTGTTGCTCTGGCATATCCGGCATTTGACCGCCTTGCGATTCCATTGCCGCGGCAACCACGCCCATAGCAATGTCTTGAATCTGCTGCTCAGTCATACCGGCCTGCACCGCACTGATGCGTTTGGTTTCAGCATCGTATGCCTTGACCTCAGAGTCAAACCGCTTGATTTGCAGTTCTTGCGCTTCCATCGACTGCTGGACGTTTTGCAGCATTTCTTGCATCTGCTGCATTTCCTGACCCATAGCCTGCATCTGCATATTTGCGGCTTGCAGGGCTGGGTCGTTGTCATCACCCATGAGTTTGGGGTCGATGGTCTTAGCCAGCCGTTTAGCCAACTCATCAGCACCAGGCCAGTCCATGTTCTTGACAAACAGGTCACCAGCCACAGCCCACAGTTGCGGGTTGCCTTGCAGCAGGTTCGACATTTCTTCCCGAGTCTCCACCCGCTTGGTGCTGTAGCTTGGGCCGGTAGTCACCACCACATCGTACTTGCCGACGTTGGGGTTGTAAATCTTGTCGATCTCAATACCCTGCTGATCGACAATCCGCTTGACCGGCTCCGGCTGCGACGGGTCAATCTTTGCCATGTCGGTAACGCCATCCTCGCCAATAATTCGAGCCACCCGCTGGGTGTCGTAGATTTTAGGGATCATGTCCACCAGTTGGCGAGTCACATAGCGAATGGCCCGGGCCAAGTTGTCAACGTAATGGTAAGTGCCAACGTCACCCTCGCGCTGTCGAGCAAGAATGGCTTTTCCGCTGCGCTCGTTGCCAGCCATGCCCAAACTAGCGTTGTACTGCCCGGTCGCTGCTTTGATATCCTCAGAAGCGCCAGACTTGGCCTGTAAAAGGCCGCTAGACGCCATTGGTGGCTGCGCACGCTGGGGTAGTGGCAGAGTTGCACCAGCGCCGTCTGTAACGTCTGGATTGACTTCCAGATACGGCCAGTTGGTGGTGTTGGCAGTCTTCCACTGCAACTCATACCCTTCAAACTGACCACCGTAGCCAATGAACGGTGCTTTGGGTGCCAAGGCCAGCATCTCGGCCTCTTGGCTCACCCAGTAGTTGTACATCCGCTGGGCGTCCTTGGCATTACGCACCAGACCGGAGACATAAATCTGCCCGTCAACCTCAAACTCGTTGCCGACAACGCGCACGATGGGAATGTACTTACCAGCCCAATCGCGCTTCTCCAGCACCTCGTAACCGTTGGTTTTGACCCAGCAAACCTTCTGCCGCTGCACAACCCGGTTCTTTAACGGCTTGCCGTAGAGTGCCTTCAGTTGCTTGTCATCAGGCGTGTTGTTGAACGCCGTGATGTTGTTGGGGTACAGGTTCAGCGTCTCAGGCTTGTATTCAATGTAGAAATACTCAGCAATCCGCACCGTCTCATCCCGCAGCCATTGCGTCAGGTCTTGGTCGCCAATGCCAAGGGACTGCAAGCTGCTAATCGGCGCGGCATCCGGGTACAGGCGCTCGTACTCGTCCTTGGGTACGTCCTCCGTAACAAAGCACCACCGCGCATCCGCACCGCATGGGTCTTGGATAGCGGGATCCATGAACACCGAGAAAGAATTCCGAACCCGGCCAATCTTCAGGTCTTGGTCAAAGCTGTTCTCGTCGCAATACTCAGTCAAAACACGTATATAGCCTTCACCGTAGGTAACCTGGTTTTCGCAAGCCGTGTCGTAGGCCGTGTCAGCGTCACTGATGTATTCAATGTGCCGCACGATGCCGTTGAAGATTTCCGCCATCTCCGTATTGCCAATCTCGTCGGCAGGGATAACCTTACCGCTTGGACGGTTATGGCGCTGGTCGTTGGTGACTTGGCGAACGTGCTGCGGCAGCTTGTTAATGGTCAAGCAAGGACGGGCGTTGATCGTCTGCCCTTGGACAGCGCCGCGAGTCGCCAATACGTCAGCAGGCCACTGCCACTGATTGTCCGGGCTACCCGCCATGAACCGCAAGTCATCCAGTTCGTTGCTGCGCGAGTCGCTGTAGGCATCCACCGCCATAGTAAGGCGTGAGCGCATCGTCGCCAACATATCGCGCTGGTCGTCTTGCTCGCCCGGCCCCCCGCCAACATTGGCAACCTGACCGACCTTGTTGATGCCTGTGTAGTCAGCCATCATTTCTTGCCAGGTTTTGATGTTTTCATGATCCCATCCATCCAGTTGATACCGCCGAATAGTCAGAGTACCTGCGAGGGGTCGCCTCACGATACTCCCGATGCGCCACAGGGAAAGCAAACGTCACGCAGATAGCATCCGCAGCATCTGGACTGGCTAACCCCCGTGCTTTCATCTCTTTCTTGCTCTCCAAGAAGATCGTACCCCGTGAATCAGGCTTCATCAAGGGCGAAATCAGGTCTGTCTTCAAAAACCTATCGTGCGGAATACTAGCAGATTTCAACCACGCTTTCATATCCCCCCACATCTGCGCCCTCATATTTCCATACATTATCGGGTTTTTTGACTTGTTCCCAAAGTTCACCCCCTTGATCTTGTACCGTTGCTCCTTCAGCCTATCCACAATCCCCGCACCCAGCCCACCCTCATCAATCACCACCAGCGCAGGTTTGTACTCCTCAATCGCCTCAATGATATGCCCCACCACCGTCATGGTGTCATCCCCCCGGTACTTCTTGATCGCAACAATATCCCGCCCTTGCCGTACCGCAATCACAGTCGCATCCGCCCCAAACCGCGCCGGGTCAACGCCAATAATGATCGGGGCCGTCCCATCCTTGTACTTAGGCCGCTTCATTGCCTCATCCACAATATCCGACGGTATAAACTGGTCATCCCCCGCCCGTGGGAACTCACCATACACCTCAACGTGCGCCTGGGCACTGTCCGGCCCGTACTCCGCAATGATCCGCTCATAAACCGCCTTGTCCGTCCCCTCCACCGTCCGCGCATCTACCACCTTAGTCGCCCAAAAGTCCCGCTTTGAGTGAAAAGTCTCGTAAAAGTACCCCGTGTTGCGCCGTGGGTTAGAAAACGCCAGCCAGAAACGATTCGGCGTGTTTTCCGTGAAGAATCCACCAGTGACCGACCAAATCGAGTCGTCAATACCACTCGCCTCGTCAAAAATCACCAGCACACCGTCAAAATTGTGCACACCAGCATAGGCGTCGGGGTTCTCAGCAGACCATAACCTGCCTTCTACGCCCCAATACCTAGTACCCTTCTTCAGATCGCGCTCAACTAACTCAGTTAACCACTTTGCGGGGGCTACTCGGGTGGCACTTACCTCAAACCAGTGGCTGTTTAGTCCCATAGCCAGCCATTTAGTTATCTCCGCCCAGGTAATTGAGCGTAACTGGTTTTCCGAGTTGGCCGAAATAATGGTTGTCGAGCCAATTCGCGTCGATATCATCCATATAGTTAGCCAACTGACCAACGCCGACTTGCCGATACCCCGTCCGCTAGATACTGCCTCTTGCAATACCGAGTAGTCGACGACGCCCTTGTTCTTCTTAATATGGTCGGCAATATCTTGCAGCACCTCGCGCTGCCATTTGCGCGGGCCAGTGAAGTGTTCCAGCGGCGTACCCTTGCGCCCCCAGGGGAACAGGTACAGCACAAACGCTAGTGGGTTGTCTTTGAGCGCCGGACTCCACAGCCGGGCCATGAGTTCTTGTTCGTCTTCAGGTTGGTAGATTGTGGTCTGCATCTATGATTTCTATGACGCGCCGCTCTGCCTCTGCCAGCGCCTGGGT